AATACCTACCATAGCTGTCATTTATTGCACTCAGGTTCTGTTTAACACCAAGTACATCCGAACCGTCATCGCTGAATATAAACTTTTCAATAGTCTCCTGATTACGAATTGCTAGTTTCTTCCATCCAATAACGCCGTCATCATAACGTGAGCCATTACTTTTGTAGCGTCTTCGGTATACCTTTTCGTGAATACTAAAGCCATACACCATCATACTCAGCACATCATTGATGAACTCTCGCCACGTACTACCATCAAGGTCTTTCATCATTTCATTAATGATTTTACCTTGATTAATTTCTTCAGGTGTAGCATTTTGTGGAGGAATATAACTCCACTCAACTTTACCGATGATATTTTCGTAGAGAGTTAGTGACGAATTAACCGAAGGACTATAAGTCATTTGCTTATAGACCTTGATGTTATTGGGCCAGTTAAGCTCCCTCTTTAATTCGTCATTAGAGACACCCTGAAATACATTCAATCCAAGATACCCGACCTCGCCTAAACGAAATCGCTCTGGAGTGTCCTGTGTTAAGGCTTTACTAACCTCTTGTGTTTCTGTTTTAGTTTTCCTTGTTGCCATTCAGGCACTCCTTTAGTTGTGTTGGTCTAGTATAACACATGAAATAAGGTTATCCAAGATAGAGTAATGCTTTACTGAAATTCACCTTGGATGATTCTTGGTGCGTCACCGATGGGTAAATCAGGTTGGGAAAATCCGAGGTTGGAATAGTTGTTGGACTGGTGTAGGTCCGGGAGGGTGAACTGGGGTAGCTCTAACGTATTTTGATTGAGTGTCAGTATACAGTCAGATACGCAGTCAGCCAAGTCATCGTGACCGTTGTTCTTATCCCCGTTAAAATTCTCAAGTTCAACCAACATTTCATCTAGCCAATCTGCTTTTACAAACTGGACTAATCCAGCTTCAGAGATTGCAGAAAATGGCAGAAATCGGGTTAGCTTTGATTTGTTAGTACGTACTAACTTACAGATAACACCCATCTCCGATAGTTTTAACTTAATAATATTTGAGTAAGCAATGCCAGCTTGTCCGGGATCAAGGGGAATAGTTACAATCGTACCCTCTGGGTCAGCTAGCGCTGTCCTATAGATCAAGTTCTCAACCTCGTAAGGTCTGTCCCTTAAACTCTGTACATCCTCAACAGTGTAGATATTATTCTTATCTTTACTCATCAGCACACCACGAGTCCAGTCAGGATCGGGTGACGCTGTAGAAGGTTTCACTGCACTTAAGTCCCAAGAGCGTACCCGTCGATGTGCAATAGCATTAGGGTAAGGCACAATCTTGCAGAACTCACGCTTAAAGAATCCAGACTCTTGCTCACGCGCTGTCCAAGAACCATCCAAGAAGATACGTTTCTTTACTTCTGGTAGCGCCATAAGATTATAAATATAATCAGGGTTAGCTAACATGAGGGGCTTATTGTCTGTTACGTGAGCCCTAATACTCCGAAAACTACGAACCTGATCCCCGTGTAGGGCTTCAGCTTCTTTTCTATTATCGAACCAAACTGGTCTACTGTCTTTTAAGATGAAGTATCTCTCAACATTTGACTTCTCTTTGAGAGGAATACCATTATCATCAAGATAAAAGTCCTTTAACCAGTCATAAATACCGGGACCAAACTTAGGATTAGTTGCCCAGAACATCTGAGGTGTGTAGTCAACCTTAGCATTACGCATCCGGCCCATTAGAGGTAAAACAAAAGATTCAAATGGATTAAATGTAACTGCCTCGTCAAAGAATACAGCACTATACTGACTTCCAAGGTGATTGTTTACATCGGATAAGTGCTGCAAGTGTGCAAACTTAACTATTGAATTTGTACTTGGGATAAATATCTCCAAGTCCCTACTTCTTATCTTAGCGTCCGGGAACATTTGTGCAAAAATAACACTGGCCTCTTGCCATACTGATCCGGGGGACCGAATTTGGGTACTTGTTCTCCGAAAGCAAATAATAGTTGAATTCTGTTTTGCAGCGAACTTAACCATGTTCAAGATCAAAGCAAAAGTTTTCCCAGCTCCAGCACTTCCAGAGTAGCATGTTATGGTCGATGCTGAGGCTAAGAACTGCTCTTGTGGGATACTTGCGGGTGCTAGTGTAATTTTCTCAGAGTATTCTTTTATTTTAGTAGCCATTATTCTCCATACTCTTGTTAAACTCTCATTCTTCTGTATTTACAATCTTCAGTGAAAATACAGGCTTGTTGTCATCCTGCATAGGAACTGCATCATCTGCGTCGTACCTGTAGTCATACGTTTCCTTCAATAAGTCCTTGTACGTCTGAATAATCAAAGCTGCACTACGCAACTTACCATTCTCTGATGCGTCCTTATTATCTAGGATATTTACAGCGGCTGCAATAGCCTTGGATTGTAGCGGTCTGAACTTGCGCACAAGCTCAAGCATGGCCTTTTCGCGCAATGACCTATTCGTGGGTTTATCCGCATCAACCACCTTGGGCCTTCCAGCCGCGTTACCACTCACACCTTTAACAAACGCCATTACACTCTCCGATATACAACAGATAAACACAAGATACACACGAGTTAACATTCTGTATTCTAGAATCTAGAACATACGCAATACACCCGATATACCCAAGTACAAATGAATAAAACGTCCGTAATAAAACACCCTAAGTACATAAGGTGCATTACTACGAACGCTAAAATAAATGCTGCTTACGATTACAGCGGTTGCTTTTCGTACAACCCGCAGTTAAATACGCTTTAATTTGCAGAACTACCGGAGAATACCTTGGCGGATAAAACACCGATAAAACCCTTAGCTTACTAAGCCAATGAGCCTCGCTTAAAGATACGAGTGACGCCTGAGCTTTCACTCAAACCATGACGCCAACAGTCCCAAGGTGGACTCTTGTTACATATACGCTGTACTTGTAAATAAGTACAGAGATATTGCAACACTATTCTTAACAGAGTGCGTGCAGGAATCGAACCCACATCTCAGCCTTATGACTGGTCTTACCTCATTAGATGAACGTACTCTTAACTTTGGTGCCCCGTGAATGAATCGAACACTCACACCATCCTTACAAAAGATGACCTCTACCATTAAGGATAACGGGGCTTATTCTGGCGAACCGAGTAGGAATCGAACCTACAACCTGTAATTTTGGAGACTACTGCTCTGCCTAGTTGAGCTACCGGAACTTAAAAGAAACAATAAGTAAGTAGGCCCCACAGGTACTTTAAGCAGGCTAATGTTTTTACTTACCGGGTACTATACCGGCTGCCTGCACCACTTACCAACCTACATGTTCTGTGCTATTACGCGCCGACTGAACTTAATCACGATTGACTTACTTATCGTTGTCTAACCTTCATTATACTACAGATTCAATCCAAGTACTATAACCCGTGCCCGTAATCTTCGTAATCACTCCCATAATCACTCACGGTGCTATCCGAATCAAACACGGGCATTGTTCTACCCTTTGTCTTCATTAGATTTAACTCAAGTTCAACCTCTTCATCAAAGGCTTTATCCTGTGGTTGCTGTGCTTGACACATGTGGCAGGTACTTGAACGATTATACGCAGTTAAGCGAAAGGTTGACCTACAGACGGTACATTGCATGTTATATGCCTCGGGTTAACGGATCAGCTATGCTGACTCTTTGTTTGTTGTTCTTATTATTTTATGTAGCAATGGGTGATGCATTGCCCATTTATCATTAGTGCTAGTTACGGGTCTAGCCTTGCCGGATTTACATGTGTTTGAAAGGAATCAAAGTACACATGGAAAGACCACAAGCGATTAACCAAAGTGTCTTGTTCTTTGTACTTAGGTTGTAGGTCAGTTAACAATCGCTTAATGATTGTTCTTGACTTAGGTTGTACTAAAGAGGACGCTTTGGTTTTACTCTGTTTATCTCATTGAGAACATAATACATTAACTCACAAAACAAGTCAAGTAAGGCAGATGTGCAAAGCGCAGATGACTAATAGGACAGCTACGCACTCACTAGATAAACGTGCCAGCTTATGCTGACACTAAGTACTTATTCAGCAACACC